ATAGATATCGTTATTGCGGATTGTACACTTAGAACCGTATGAGTCCTCCATGTTAATCGCATAACGAGTAGGGTCGTTAAAGAGTGGTTTGCCATCTAGAAAATAAGCTAACCCTTTACCGTTTCCATGGATACTATTATTTTCAACAATGTTGTGGCTACCTCCTAAGGTAATTCCTCCTCTATGTCCATTTGTGACTTCGCACCCTTGGACGAGATTATGAGAAGGGATATGACCAAACCATACAGCTAGACTGTGCTGTCTCACCATAGTTTCATCTAACATTTGCAGTCTATACTTAGTAGCCCCTATAGGAATTGAAATATTACTATAGATTCTTCTTCGTTTGTGGACACCTATAAATTTGCTATCCTTGTCATAAAAGAAAACATCGAAAAACTTATTGTTCATACTAGTCAGCCTCGTGTAGCCTGTACCTCCAATGTACATTGAGTCGACTTGCTTCTGAGGATCAAACTGGATAGGAAGCATCTTTGTAATGGTTGTCTTTGGAGTTGTAACCGGAATAGGTAATCCTGTTTTGTAATCCAGCGACTCGATAGTATTACCTTCGTCAAACTCTACATAGTTTGTATATGCGGAGGAGAGAAAAGAAACGTTGTCTCCCATGTAGTCCCTAACTTTGCATCTTCTAAGAGCGTTGAACCTTGCACCTTTGCGGAATACAACTCCATAGCTATGCTCTACAGCTACCTCTCTCGTGTCCAAGAAGCTTCTATCTTCACGGCAACCGACTATCTCGCCATTCTTAATAGTCGAACTCTCAACCTTTTCAAAGATGAAGGTACTACCTACAAAGTTGTAATAGTCTGTGCCTACTCGAGTGTCGAGAGGGCTTTTCCTATTGGAGTCATATATCACCTTGAGTTTTGACTTGTTAAGATTTAACTCGATGCCTTCTTTTATTAGTATCTCTCGAGGGTAACACAAAGCATATTCACCACGGGGCAAAACTACAGCTGTATAGCTGTTCTCATAAGCATACTGTAAAGCATTGTTGATACCTTGAATGTTTTTGTCAGCTTGAATGAAGTCTGCATCGGTGTAAGGCTTTGGGGGAATCCCTTGTTTGATCCCATACAAATCAAGATTAACTAAGTAATTCATTCACATCACGCTCCTTATAGTTTTGAGCTTATCTGCTCTCTTACTATTTCTCTATTTCCTATAAGGTTACCTCTAAGTTTTGTACATCAAAAAAGGACAGCAATTTCTGCATGCCCTCTTTAAAACTCATATTTTGTAACTTTTGCGCCAAACTGTTTGACTACTTCCTCCCTTTGAGGTTCTTGAAGGTATCCTATTCCTGGTAAGAATATACCCTCGAAAGTAGTTCCTTCGCCACCTTGCCTTCCTTTATTGAGTGAAAGCTGAAAGCGTCCATCACATGAGTCGAAAGCGATAAGTAAGAAAGCATCTTCGAGTAACGCTGTTGTCTTTTTAACTTCATTACGTCCGGGAAGTCTAAGTATTCTTTCTCCGCTATCGTCTTTGTCGTCTTTGACTTCTTCAGCTTGCGTAATTGCAAATATGACGGTGTCTGTACTACCTGCAACCCTATTGAGTAATTGACTTGTAGCTGTTGCCGCCCCTCCTGTAGTTTTATCTCTGTTGTACTCGTAATCAAGGAGATAGAACGGGTCAACAACAACAATGTCAGCTTTCGTTTTGAGTATATCCGACTCCAGAGCCTTAACTGATCTATCATGAAAGTCTCTGTCTGTCTTGCCACGGATAGTGATACTTCCCGAGATATACTCATTAAGGTTTCCGAGAAAGTTTCTGAATTCTTCTTCATCGTTTTCAGATAGTTTACCTCTGATAAGGTCGTTACTTTGAAACCCTGCAATGTATTCAGCTCCTCCAATGTTTTGCTTTTTAAGTTTTGCATTTCCTGAGATAAATGAATACGCTCTAGAGATTACCTCGAAAGTTGACATCTCCATAGACCAAATCAATACGTTTGCTCCGTTGAATTGTGCTTGATAGCATGCTTCATCTAAAGTAACTGCTGATTTACCTCTACCGGAACGACCGTACCATGTGTACATATTACCTGTGATCCAATTCCCAATAGCATCTCTCATGGATTTATGCTTAGGAGCAAAGCTTCGGAAGCTCTTACCTGCCTTACGAGTGTCATACTCTTCTAGATACTTAGAAAAGTCGGTCGCAAGATTTGTACCTACATGTTGACGAGGAGCAGTAACTTTATTGATTGAATCAATTCCTTCTAAGAGAGAGCTTGTCCATTCGTCTACATCTCCTTTTCCCCAATTGTCAACATGTTTATTCATGAAAGTTTCAATCTCACGAGATTTTCTTTTTCTTTTTGCTGTATTGATAAGATACTCTAAAGAGTCCTGGACGTCTTCACGGTAGTTGAATCCCGGTACTTCACCCATAAGAGTTCGCCAATCCGGATTCTCTCCGTATCTGTCTATGTATCTAAGTAGGAAACTATATGCTTCCTTCTCCGTATCTGTTTGGAAATCTTCTAGATCAAGACCTAGCTTTTTAGCCTCAATGTCACTATTCTTATTGTCAAGCATTTTAGATAAAATCATTTCCCCACTGAATAAACTCATGTGTTAATCCTCCTAGTTTGTTACTTATACATTTAAGTTATTTCTGCTTTTCCGTCAAGATTCATCTCTTTCGTTTTTTAAGATGACACCACGTTTGCTTTCCCCTAAGAATTTATACTCTCCAGTGTATCTTCTGATTCTATCGTACAAGCGTTGGTCATATATGTCAAGCATTTCCTTCATAGGTAAGTTTGAAGTGTAAATACTTGTAAGGTTCTCCCCTGTACGGTGGTTCACTAAGTTGTGTATATCTGTTCGGAATGCATCTGAAGCATCTCGAATTGCCATCTCATCGAAGACAACAAACCTAGACTTTTTAGCTTTCGAGATACGTCGATAATACTCACGAGAAGCATCTTCAGCAATCTCACGAGGTGTATTACCTCTATTTGCTTTCAAGTATAAATCCTGCAAAGCAGGCATGTCCAAGAAAAATATAGGATCAACAAATGAGCCGGGTTCTTCTTTGAGTACACTTCGGAGATAAGAATACATTAAGAATTCATTGAGAAGCATCGAAGCGGTTTCCGTCTTTCCAGTACCCGTCTCTTTAGAGTAAAAGAATAAATCTTTCAAGCGTTCCTCTGTAGTGTTTCTTACAGAGTTGAAAGCTTTCTTAAAAGTTGTCATGTATCTTCCGAGGTCTTTATAAATGTCAGCTTGGTCTTTGCGACACCTAGCAGTCTCATATGTAGTTTGTCTATACTCCGAAGGCAGTAAGGCATCCCCTTGCTTTCCTCCACGGTTATTGAGTCCGTGAAGGATTATAAAAGCAGGACACGGAGAGTTGCACGTTTTAGCTTTATCACATGAGTTTCTTAAATTACATTCTTTCATTATTAAGTTCCTCCTCAATTTCTCTTATATACTTTTCTATAGAAGTCACAAGCCGTTTAGCATCTGCAAGCTGTTGTCTACTTTCCATCAATTCCAATCGTAGTTCTGTCTCTCGAGACATCCTTGACGATTCTACACGTTCTGGCTTTGTAGCTATTTTAATTTCAAAAGTGAAATCACTCATACGTTTCTCCTCCTAAGTTTTATTACTTACAAGTATCTTACCATAAAAGTTTAAAACATATCAGCCATACTTTCAAATTTTACATTCTTCTGAGCTTCTAACTCTTTAGCTCTTTCCTCTGCTTGTTGAATCTTCCAAATAATCTGCGGCAGCTCACGTTCTCTCATGTAAGAATACATAAAGTTGAATGTCGGATAAGGGTATTGCTTATTACCTTTGTAGGATTTCATTGAGGCATAGATGAAATCTTTCAAGGCTACTCTGCCGTATTGCTTGATGAATTGACTTATAAGTGCATTCTCTTGACGGATATTGTTGCATACATACTCACATTTGAATTTTGCTTTCGCGCAATCTGTTAAGTACGCTCTCGCTGTTGTGCTGTTCCATCTTGAAATTGGACATGCCCTCCAGTCTTTACGGATAGCCGTCTTCTGCTTAGTGTTTAGTTCCTTGAAAAGAAATTCTTTTTCTTCCTCTTCAGCCGCTCTCATATCAATCACGTAGTGTCCATCCATCCCTTTTAAGATATCTTCATGTATCATATTTATTCCTCCTATTGTATCCTTACGGATACTTAAATATATAAAGTACTTAAAACCTTTGTGAGTATCTTTAGATACTCACGTGATACTCTAAAGAGTATCACAATATCTTTTATGTTTTAA